CCTTTACTCTTAAAAAAAGAGGAAACCCCGGAGGAATTTTGGCAAAACTCCGGTATAACCCCCGTATTACCGGAGTTTTGCACCTGCATAAACAAGTTTTACCGAGCAATGCCGAACACCAAAAAAAGGGGATCGGACGGCCCGATCCCCTGATTGTTGAGGCTTGCGTTATGTCAGACCGTAGGCAGGAGTTAGTGCGTCTACTCTCGCTTTCCACTCCTTTACACGTTTTGACAATAACCTGCGTAATCGCTTCCCTTCCGTTTCCGTTATTCCGGTTGGTGACACTTCGTAACATTTCACCCAAAGCAGATCGGAAGTGTCTATTACTGCTATCAAATACTTTCCCGGACAAAGGGGATGAAAAAATAATTTTGCTGCTTTCATTGCGGTTCCGGTCTTTACTGAGCGGAAATTTCCGCTCAGTGGTAATTAATCAGGATTTTCTATGCTGTCCCACCCTGTTCGCGAGATCGGCGATACCCAAAATCAGGGTCAGCAAATCGTCCCTAAACTTCTCGTCCGACAGGAGGCGCTCGATAACCATTTGAGCGGTGAATCGGTATTTTTTGGTTTTCATGGTCGGTATTTATTGGAGGCACTACAGCCTAATTCAAATATCGCAGGAGCTCGTCCGGGTCAAAATGAACGGGCCGCGTACAGCGGGTTATGCTCCACCGCTCGATATGAAACAGGCGGGGACCTATTACCCAAAATCTACGCCCTGCCCGGTAACGCACCCGGAGAACCAGTGTAAGGTCCTCGAACTCGAATTCCGAGTTATAGACGAATTGCAAATGATTCATGCAGTGCCGGGCAATATGCGCCGCCACTATTCGATATTGTTCCGTTGTCATGGCTTTTTCATTTTATCGATTTTGACGGATTCGGGTCGATTCGGCCCGTCCGGAGATACGAATGCTTTGGATCGCCTGCGGAGTGCTTCCGGGTCGATTGAGGATTTAGGCTGATCGAGTGATAATAAAGACCTTAATCGCTCTTTATTGCCGGCATTTTCTTCGAGGATGTCCCAATACTTGTGCATTGCCTCGTTATAGGCGTTTTCCAAATGCTCGGTGCGGCCCATGAAAAAGCGAGCAATCGTATCGCTCTCGTTTAGTTTGCGCTGAAGCTCGGCAACAAGAGCGCGCAAGGTCTGATTTTCTCGGATTATAGGATCGCCCATTGAGGAGCGAGGGGTTCCGTCAGATATGACGGCGGACGGGCACGGGTGCGCCTGGTTTTTGGTACGCATAGCTAACATTTTAGGAATAAAAAGCCCTCGTTACGTGCTCCTATGGCTGTTAAGCTGGCCACCCGGGCATTACTGCTACCGGACACGACGAGGGCAAATAAATTTCACGTATGGCACAAAAAAACGCCTTTCCATTAAAGGAAGTAGGCGGCATTTGTACCGCTTAACATTTTAGGATAGTGCAAAAATAGCCCTTTTTCTTGAAACCGCAAGGGCTGGGGCGGGTTTTAATATACTGTTACGAGATTCTCCACTTTGAACGAGCGCCAGCCGCCGGCCTCAACGTCGTAATATTTGACCGTTTGTCCGTCATCGGGCCGTCCTGTCCCTTTTACCGTTGCGGCCACATCATGTAGCGTGCCGCAAGCCTTACGCAGCGATCCGTCGGCTTTCTCGTAAGCGAACCGCACCACACCGGCCCGCATCCGCTTCGTCAGTCGGTAGAGGGCCCACGCCCTCGAAAGGCACACGGCGAAGGCCCGGCCCGTCGAGCGGAACAGCGTCCACGCCCGCCGCATAATCGTTTTCAAATCGTTTTTTTTCATCGTTATATAGGTTAAAAGTTCGCTTTGAGTTTGAGCAGCCGCAGCACTTCGCGCAGCTCGCTATCGGTGTATTTCTCGGCCAATTCTCGCGATACGCCGTTTAGGTTCATAGCAAGTTCGATTGCACGGGCTTTCGATACTTTGATAATTTTTCTTTTCATAGCTTCGTTATCGTTTTTGCGGGCGGTGGTCGAGGCCGCCCGGTTGTCGATTAGTTCAGTCGTTTTGCGAGCCATTCGGCGGCCTCCGTGTCGTTATCGCCGTCCTCGTTATATACCCCCTCGACGCTCACCGTTTCCCGCCTTGCCCACCAAGCCGGGCCCGTCCAGTAATCGCCCCGATCCTCGTCCGTTTCGGCCTCGTATGCAATCACGGCCGAAAGGGTTTCGCCGTCGATTTGGAACGTGTCGCATTCGCCGTTGAGGCGGGCAATATAGGCGGCGGCTTGTTCGGCTATCTGCTGTAATTCGGTGTGCGTTGCGGTTGTCATGGTTTATTATAGTTATTGGTTTTATTTCTTGATGCAAATATAAAGCTATAAATTTAATTATGCAAATAAAAAATAAAGTTTTTGCTATTATTTTTTCAGAAAAATAAAGTTATAGCTACATTTGCAGCAATATCAAACACTTAAAGCTATGGATATAAAGAGAGTAATAAAGGCAAACGGCCTAACTGTTAAGGAGGTGGCCGAAAGAATGGGAATCACATCCGTAGGACTTAGCCAACATATTAACGGGAATCCGAGTGTCGAGGTCCTCGAACGCATTGCCGCCGCTGTTGGTTGTAAAGTAGGGGATTTCTTTGCCCCTCAGCCGACGAACACGATCACCTGCCCCAAGTGCGGAACGGTGCTGGAGGTCAAAGAACGGGAATAACCACAACGACACGACGATATGGAACTGCAACCCATCCAAAGCAAGATTTACGAGATACGGGGCCAGCGGGTAATGCTGGATCGTGATTTGGCAGAACTTTACCAAGTAACGACGAGCGCATTAAATCAGGCAGTAAAACGGAACAGCAAACGATTTCCGCCTGACTTCATGTTCCAACTTACAAATCAAGAGTTTGCAAACTTGAAATCACAAATTGTGACATCAAGTTGGGGCGGTATTCGCAAAATGCCATTTGCCTTTACCGAGCAAGGTGTAGCAATGCTTTCCGGCTTGCTCAATAGTGATATTGCAATAAATGCGAATATCGCCATAATGCGAGCGTTTGTAGCAATGCGGAACTACATTACCACCGCCACGCAGATAACGGCGGAATTGGCCGAAATTCGGGCGAAACTGGCCCTGCTGGAGAGGGCGGATGCCGAGAATGCCGAGGCGGTCAGCGATCTGTCGGAGGATATGCGGAAAGAGCTGGACAATATTTACCAAGCTATCGCCGCATTATCGGTCAAAGTTCCGCAAGCCCGCAAGGCCGCCCAGCCGATAGGGTTCAAGCGAGCGGACGCAGAGAAATGACACCAACAAGGACGGCACGGCGGCGGCGGGGTACAGGCTCCGCCGCTTGTATGCTAAAGAATAGCGCTGGAATATTCAAAATCCGCGTAAAGTGATCGCGGACATTTTGCGAACTTGTTTTGCTGCATACCGGTATTCAACGAGCGGAAATTTCCGCCCGTATAGCAGCAAGTCAATAACCATAAGGGCGTAATAGGCAAATAAAAGTCCCCGCAAGGTTCGGAAACCTATACGGGGACAAAGAAAGAAACATCTAACATCGTCCCGTAAATGTATGAAAATCGCGGGATATTGCAAATAAAATACTGAGCGGAAATTTCCGCTCAGTATTTTTGTTACGCTACTTATAACTTATCTCTGATTTGACGAAGCACGCCTTCATCGATTTTCTTAAGTACCTTTACCGTATTCCCGGTATTTTCATTTATTCCTCGGAGTTCTAAGAGGGATTCCACCTGAATCTGCCGTAATTCGGATGCGATATTGCGGATACCCGTATTGATATCAATAATCTGCTGTCCTTTCATCTGCAAGTCCGAAAATCGACCGCTAAGCTCATTCCCGGTATCTTGGGACATCGTTGTTTGGAACCCCCGGGAAGTAGCGGATTGTTTTTCCGTATCATTCCCGAGCAGATCGAATCCATACTCTTTAGCTTTTTCATTCCATGTTTTCCACCAATTCTCAGCTTTCCCCACAACATCATCCATTCCCCCGAAAAAAGTTCCTAACAATTCAGGTATTTTTGTGGCCAATACGTTCGGATCATCTCCGTAATCATTATATAGCTGGGTCAAATCCGCTTCGAGTTGGTCAAAATATTTCTGAAAAAACAGTGTTTGCATCATCTGTTTCCCCACTTTTTCCAACACGTTATTAAAGCTCTGCCCCCACGCCTCCATCGCATCCGTCCCGTTTTTGAACGCCTCCACGATAGAATCGCCCAAACTATCCCCGATTTCCCCGAAGGTAGAGTTCAGATATTCTTTGAATTGGTCTTCGGCTTCCTGCCATTGGTCATACAAATCTACAACTTCCTGAAGTTGCCTTTTTGCTTCATCGTTTAGCTGATTATTGGTTTCCAAAAGAGCGCGGGCCGCTTCGACATTGAAGCCTCCCAGTTCTTCCGGACCCTCGAACAGTTCCGGGTATAGGTCTTTGAGATATTCGCCTTTTGCCGAACGGAACCAAGTTCCGTGACGGGTTTGTATCCAAATATTCTGCAAGTCGGTATTAATTCCCCTGATTTCCTGCTTTATTTGCTGGATTTTCCCCAATGGACCCTGCCGACTGGCCTGTATGCCTTCATCTTTATTGACCTGATCGAGGAAATTTTTGTAAAGGTCGCCCGCCTCTTTCAGGGCGGCGATGCCTTTAGCAAAAATATCATCGCTAAAGGCATTGGACGCTCCCTCTGCTTCCAAGCGAATATCCGATAACAGAAGCCTGTATTCGTGAGCAAAGGCGATTTGATCGTCGTGCATCTGTTTAAGTGCGGCCCGGTATTTGGCCTGACTGGAAAAGATCGCAGAAAGTCCGGTTGTAATGGTCGATATTACTCCTCCGATAGCATCGCCGGATATAAATCTATCCGCTATATTGGATACTTCGGAAAGCGCCTTGCCGAAACTGGCAAGATCGGCATCCCCCGCAGCCTCGCCGATTCGTTGCAATGAATCGCCTACTTCGCCCAAATAAGACGTTGCCGCCTGTGCTGCGGACTTTAATCCGCCTTTTAATAATGCTTGTTGCCGCTGTAATCCCTCCAGTTTTTTTTGGGCATCTTCGATGGCTTGTTTATCGCCGCTGGCTTGTGCTTTCGCAAGTTCCCGTTCCGCTTTTTCTACTTCGGCCGTGTTTTTCTTCAACAACTGGGAGGATCGAATCATGGCGCCGAATGGATTTTGTTTGTCCAATAGCTCCAGTTTCCCGCCTAATGCGTCATATGCTGCCGATAAGTCGGCAGCATTGGTTTTTAGGTTCTGCAACTGTTCCGCAGACATACCGAACCGGGGGGATATATCCTCGAACTTCGTATTATTTACATAGTCCAAGACCTGTTGTGCATGAACGATGATCTCCTGTAGCTGTTTATTCGTATAGCTGGAATAATTATCGAACAAACGGCCCCACAAGCTTTGCCCGGCTTGTGCCATGTAATCCATTTCGGCTAACTCTTTGGCCCGGCGGCGGGCCAGTTCATTCAAAGATCGATCTATCGTATCTGCATTTTCTTCGGTACGGTTAGCTAATAATGTCTTTTCTTCTTCATCAAACAGACGCTCCAATTCAATCCGTTTATCCGTGTAGCTTTGATACTTTTGAAGCAGATCGGAAAAGGCTGCTTGTTTCTCGGCCCTTCCTATTTCGCCCATGAGGGCATTATACTCGCTTTCTCCAATAGAGCCACCCTTAAGCAGCGATTCCGCCAGTCTGCGGTATTCGTCGAACGTCTTTTGAACTCCTTGCCGCTTGCGGGCTTCTTCCGACAAAAAAACATCGGCCACGTTGTGCCAAAGTTCTTCTTCCTGCCGGGCATATTTTGCGACAATGGCAACCCTTGCTAATTCCGCAGCTTTTTCCTCGTTCGCTTTCGTCTCATCCAGCTTGGCCAATTTGTCGGGATTAGGCTCTTGTCCTTTGGTGGCATAAGCGGCGATGGTCTTTTGGCGAGCTTCTTCGATCTTGTGGAGTTTTTCCCGGGTCGCGTTATCCAGTTGTGCGAGCTCCTTTTCCTGCCCTTCGGCCATAATATCGAGAAGCGAATTTTGGAGTGCGGCCTCATTCGCTTTCAGGATTTCCGCAAGGGATTCCCGGGTCGCAATTACTTTGTTTTGGCCCTCTTGCAATTTAGAGGCATAATTATTTTTATCATCAGGCGATTCGCGTGTGTATAAGGTCTCGGCAGTCTTGGCCAATTCCTCGTTTGCCTTGTTTAGAGCCTCGATATATTGCCTGATGTCCGTAGTAAATGCGTCTTCGGGCAACTCCAACTTTTCCCAGATTTCTTTGCTTGACTTCTCGATACTATTCCATAGCCAGCGAATACGAAGCCTAAGCCCCTTTATTAGGGGGGAATCTTCCCCGATCCCTTTACTTTTTAGCTCGTTGATTTTGGCCGGCGTGCTCCTTATTTCTTGAGCATAGGATAGTATGTCTTTATATTCATCAGTACCCTGAATTTTCAAAATAGTGCTCTGATTTTCCGACAAAATATCCTGTGCTGCTTTTGCTTTGGAAACTTCGATAATAGAGGCCCGCAATTCATCGTATTTATTTTTAAGCATACCGGCCGCAATCAGTTCCGCGTCCATATTGCCGAAATACGCTGGGTATTCTTTTTGCAGCTTTTCAATGGCAATCCGACGTTCATCGTATGCTTTGGAAGTGTCGGTAGCTGCCTTATACAGCAAATCCAGTTTTGTTATTTCCCGTTGAGCATCAGTAGTCCCCTTGCTTATTGCATTGTGAAAATGTTCTTGTGCAATCGCTGCTGCATCGATTTGTTTTTTGCCTTTAAATAATTCCTCGACCCAGTCGGCGATTTCATTCCCGTAAAGAGTGAGCAGGGTAATTCCGCCTACCAATGCCGTTTGCCATGAGAAGATGGATTTTACGATCTGTTTCCATACAGGGGTAGCCGCTTTCCCTTCAGCAACAGCGGCTTTATATTTCGCTATCGCTCGCCGGATGTCGTCAGCCAAAATAGGCAGGTTATTGGATATAGCTACAAAAAAAGTATTCAGGCCATAAGAAATAGAGGGGAGTTCCCGTGCTACTTGTTGGATTGAAAACCCGAGTCCGTCCCAATGCGAGGCATAATTGCCTACATTGCGCTGATGATTGCCGATCGATGCATCCAATTCTTTTATTTTCGTATCGACCAGTTGGATGCGCTTCAAAAGTTCTTGGCCGAATTGAGAATTGCGCTCTTCCTCGTTCAGGGTCCTGTAAAACATGCGCATTGTTCCCAAAGACTGCGACATCTCATTCATCGAGCCACGAACGGCCTGCTCGGATTTTATTTCGTTCGCGAGTATTTGCTTGAGCTGTGAAACCGATTGCTTGTGTTCTTCGAGAGAGCTTGTCAGTTGGATTCTCCGCTGTCTTTGGGCTTCCGTAAGATTTATGCCGTCGGATTCGAGCTTTTGCAAGCCTTTTAGCTCTTTCTTAATCAGACGAATCGCATTCTCTTCTCTGAGCATTGAGGCAATGGTTTCCTCCCGGCTGCCCAATAGGGTTCTTATTTTACTGAGAAGCTCATCGTAAGCCTGCGTTTCCTCTTTGATCGACGGGGCATTATTCGCTCCGGAACTTGGCGAGGTGCTTTTATTCGCGGTATCGGCTACCTTTTGACGTAATTCTTCATAGGCCCGCAGCAGCGAGGCGATGGATTCTTTCTCCCGAGTCGCAGCCTGTTCCTGCTCGCGTTGTCTGTCCAACTGAGCCTGCTTGATCCGATTGATTTCCGCTACCAGGTTGTTTATTTCCTCTTTCGACGCCTTCAGGTCTTTGAGCAAGGGGTCTATTTTAGGGTCTGCGGCATTGATCGAGCGCATCTCTTTTTTGAGCGAGGCGATATGCTGCTCTAACTCCTTGATACGAGTAAGAAGGTCGTCGATAGGCTTTAAATTAGCCGTCGTTTCAAATTTAAGTTTAGCCATCTTAATTAGAGTTTTTCTTGCTTCGGCGAGCGGCCATTTCCTTCCCGCTTATTCTTTTTACTTTGTCGCCGTATACTATATGGAGCTTATCTTTCTGCATGATTAGAAGGTTTCGGTAGGGGATAATCTCGAATACTTCCGTATAGGACAAGCGAAGGTTTTCCATAAACGAAGCGATCTGTCCCATCATCGTTTCGTTTCCGATTACCTCATCTTTGCTGCCACTTCGGCGACGCTCCTCGCCAAAGCGGCACACTCGAAAGGGTCGGTTCCGACCAGACAGATCGCCTCCTTTAAAGCTATTTTCATCTCGACGAAAGAACCTTCCGATAATTCCTCTGCCAGACTCTCGTTCCCGCACAAAAGACAGGAAAGACCTTTTAGTATGTGTTCTGTTGCGTCCGGCATTTCCCCGAGAGCGTCCAATATGCTTTCTCCCTGAATGTCTATTGCCGCGAAGTGCCGAATCGCTTGGCACAATCTTTTGATAGTCGGCGGATAAAGGGTGTACGCTTTCGAGCCCATTGTGATGGTCACATAACTTGCTCCGATAAGAGATTCGGAAACTATTTTTGCTGCTTCGTTTTTCATGGTCGTTAATGAAATAAAAGGGTAAGGGAATCCCTGACTCCTTTACCCTTTTTCTGGTTCATAATGAATGATTACTTGCTGCTCAGATTGCTGAGTGATGACGCTTCAACAACCACCGAAGAATCGAACCAATATTCCGAGGATACGTCAGAATTATCCGGTTCCAACGCCGTTGCCGATACGGCCAAGCCGATTGCTCCATCTGTGTTGGCCTCACGGGTGATAGAGGTCGCTTTAGGGAATACGACGTACTGATTGTCTTCGGTCAGGGCGATCATGCACTTGTAGATGTCTACGACACCTCTTTCGCGCTTCCATCCTTTGTCGGTATCGATGAGCGTACCGCCCATCAGGTCCTTTTTCGTAGCATAGTCATATTGTCCGATCGTGAACGACATGACTAAATCGCCCATCTCTTTTGTCTGACGATAGTTGCTGCCTGTAATCTGATTTTTGTACGATGTTACGGACGGCTCAGCTTCTTCGATTGACCATGTGTCCTGATGAACGTTTTTGACCTCCTTTGCTGTTCTGAGGATGGTCGCAAGAATGGCGCCGGTCAGATCGGCGGTAACAGCCGTAGTCTCAGCATACCAAAGCTGCTTAATGTCGACAGCAGAAAATGTTGTTGCCATAGTTTTAATAGTTTACGTTTAACATTTCAAATAATAATCTTACGTTTACAAAGTGACACTTAAGGGCTTCATCCTTTTCTTGGCTCGTCCCGTCCTCCATGTATCGGCAGACGGAACCGTCAAAGCGAAAGGTTTTCTTCATGCGTTTGAACATTCGCTCGATCTCGGTCAAGCGCCTTGTATTGGCCATACCGTACAGATCGGGCACGCAGATGTTCAAATGAGCATATGAGCTTTCCCAATAAGTTCCGGGCGACAATTCTCCGCAGCGAATAATTATTCTTTCGTCAGTTATCTCGCCGTCGGGGAATGTGTCTTGCAGATATGTCTTGAACCCGTATTTCTTCAGGTCTTCTGACAAAATGCTTTTTATGTCTCCCGTCGTTATCATGCTGCAATCATTTGCCTTACCTGTATTTCTGCACTATCCAGCACATCGAATCCTTTTGCGTTGACAAAGCTCGCATAGTCCATTCCTGCAACTACGACCAATGTGATTCCTTTCGGGTATTCGGCGGCTATGGCCCGCGCGAAGTCCATTCCCGTCTGGCTACCTTCCGAACCGTCACCTGAGCGGCCCTTTGCCCAGAAAACAACTGACTTTCCTCGTTTGGTCGTAAAGTCCACCTTCTGCATGTTTTCTCCGCGTCCGGTCACCTGCTTGAATCCGCCTTCACGGACCACCCGACCATTATAGGAGACTATGTAGCCGATGGAACTTCTCAGATTACCCGTGATGTTTTGGTATCGGCCTCGACTTACGGCTGTCGCCGTAGCTTCCTCTCCGAATTCTACCATCCGAGATATTATCTCGTTGATAAATTCATTGATGATACCGTCGATATCCGAAAAGTCATAGGTCACATCCATACTTCCGAGTAACCCAAGTAGTTGCATGAGGAAGGTTGATATACCTGTCCTTCGCCTCTGATTGACCCGTCGTCATTGAGGCATCGTGCGTAAACACCGGCTTCGATTCTTTCGCCTTCGTATACCACATGGTAGTTAGGGCGATAGACGTGGCCATTCTCCGAAATGAATTCTTTAGTAGTCTTGTCATCGCACCTGCACCTCGCTATAGTCTTCCATTCCGGCGTGCCAGATACGGAAGGATTGCCCGATTCGTCATACTGTATAACCGGGTCTATTCTGATTTGCAGGATGTGCGGTGAGTAATACATTACCAAAGGTCAGACATATCGGTTATCGTGCTTATCCCCGCAGCTCCGGCATCCGGCTCGATTCCATTCTTTTTGCACATGAACAGGTAATAATCTTTCAGTGCATCGAAATCCCACGAGACGGAGAAACCGTTTTCCGATACCGATTGGGGGCGGAGAAAGAGTGACGGGATGAAACGAGTCATAGCGATAGAAACTTCGTTTCTGTTTTCAGACGTCAGTTCATCGTTCGCCTCCATACCGGCATCGGAAAGAATGTCGAGAAGATCAGCCTCCGAAATAGTTCCGAAAGGCTGAAACTTCTGCCTTATGTAGTCACTTACCGTCACGATTCTACGGTCAGAGAGTAAATTCCGTTGATCTCCGTGATCACCGGAAGCGAAATAGATTGCGCTTTCGTGAATTCTACGCCGTTCGAGCCCTGCGTTTCACCTACGCCCCACTGAGAAATGCGGATGCGTCCGTAATTTGAGTAGGTCACTCCCGGTTCCTCACGCAGTTCGTTGTCGGCATAGGCGTTTTTGATAACCCCCAGTTTTCCTGCCGGCACGAAAACGAGATTCTTGTCATTCCACGGCTTGTATTCCGCGAGCTTTCCGTTATCCTGAATACGAGTCATGCGACGGATAACCTCGAATGTCGGGAATCCGTTCGAACGCATGAACTCGTTCAGATTGGCGAGCAACAACGGCGTGGACGACTTGTCGGACCCGAATACGGCCGACTTCATTTTCTTGTTTCTCAGGATGAAAGAGAGCCGGCTTTGTGACAACAGGATTTTGTCGAATACGACTTTATCCTGAGCAGCGTCGAGAACGGCCTGAATATCTTCCAGCGTGTCGACAGAGTCTTTGTTCGAGTCTTTCCATTCCGTCGTCGCAGTTGCGATATTCTCGTCGGGCATTTTGTAGTCGATGCTCCCGCGCACGCCACCCTCGGGGTTATTGTTTTTGTCGAAAGTGAAAATACCCTTGTTGGAGAGGGCTCCGAGAAAAATGATGTCGAGCTTCGCCTGTACGGAATTGACGACCTTTGTCACGTTACCCCACATCAGGTCGATGAGTTGACGCTTTTTAACTTGGTCCGAAACCATGCGGGAATCCAGAATCTGGAGTACCTTTCTGTATTCCTCGATGGGCATGGGGTAGGACATTTGGTGCGTCAGGACCTTCTCTCTCAGGGTCTCCAGTCCTTCGGTCCCCATAACGGGCTCCTTGCCGTGAGAATCCAGTGTTGCGGCGGCGACACTCAGATTGTAGGAACCTATCAGTTCCTCGAAATTGAAACCGATTGTAGGAGTGTCCCAATCGAGGTACTGGTCGTAAACGGTCTGATCGAACAGGCGCTTACGCAGCTCAGAAGCTGTGTCTATGCGAATCTGCACCTCTTTGGTGAGCTCGTTGAAAATAGAAGAATAGGTAGCTTCGTTCATTGTTTTTCGCTTTTACTGCCTGATATACTTGATTTCGTGGTTGTTTTTGAGTGAATATCCCTCCAGCCATGCCTCCGGTACGGGATAGGCTACATCTTTGAGAATGCGTGCACCGTAGGCGGCCGACACGACTGGAAATCCGTGTTTCGTCGTGTATTCTTTCGTCGTCTCGATGACCGCATCCGGCAGATCGTCGTCTGACAGAAGCGTTGCGCCTTGCGTTGCTCCGGTAACGGCCGCTGCGAACGTCAGCACATCGTAATCAGCGTTCGTAGTGTCGATACTTTTGATCGTCGAGTTGGATTCGCCGATTTTAACGGTGTCGCCTACCTGAAACATGGAGCCTTTGACGACACGAGGAGCGGATGTGGTCCCTCCCGTAACGACGAGTGCGCTTTTGCAGATTTTACACTCCATGTTAGCGAAGTCGAGCTTGATGGGAGTACCCTCTTTGAGGAGTGTCCCCTCCGGGTATGTGCCTTTGAGTGTGAAATCACCGGGGAGTGCTTCACGGTTGCCACGCCAGAATACAGGGAACCCGCCCTTGTACTTGGTCCTTTTGAATTCGATAGCCATGTTTTTTTGTGTGTTTAGTTTTTGTCCGGCAGATTTGCGGCCCACGCCTTAGCCTCTTCTTTACTCTGAGATTCCGACGTGGAGAGAGGAAATGCCGATTCTTTCCCCTCGAGTCCGGCGGCGATGAATCTTGACTGGATTGACGAGAATCTGTCTTTGATTTCCGAGGCATCGGGTGCTTCCTTGTTCATCGCAGTTGCAAGCCCCAAAAGATCGTTCAGCATCTTGTCGCTGACATTCGCCGCTTTTGCCGCAGACCGGAATAAATCTTCACGCTCGGCCCGAACCTTTTCGGCTTTCAGAGCTTCGCTTTCGCTCTTGATGGTTGCGTAGCGCTCCTCCTGTTCTTGCTTGTAGCGTGTGAACCATTCCGGTTCTTTGTCGAGTTCGTTTTTCTCATTCTGCCCGCCCTCGTTGGCAGATGATGCCTCGGCTTTTTTCTTCAGCTCATCGTACTGACCCTTCAGAGTGCCATATTCGGTGCGTGCCCTGTCAAAGTCGGATTGAAAAACTTTCAGAATAGACTCGATCCCGCCGACAGCGGTTTCGATCTGCGATTCATCGGTGACGGATTTTTCGATACTCGAGGCGATCCCGTCCAGAACCTTTGAGCTGAACCCCAGATTGGAGTATTTGGTTTTCAGCGCTGTTAGAATTTTTTCTTTCATATTTTGTGTTTTTAAATGAAAAAAGCGCCAATTCCCCGAGAAGGGATATTGGCGCTCTGTGGCACTCTTCTGTCGTATGTTAAGCCCTATACATCGATAAATGTCCGCATTTAGGGCATTTTATTTGAGCTATTCCTTGCATTTCCGCGAGTTTCCGCCCGCATTTTTCGCATCGTACTTCACGCAATATTGGCCGTGCTTTGAATCCTAAAAAAGGAAAAGCAACCTTTGCTGTGTGAGTTGGTACTTTCATGGACCAAAATTGGAAACACTCTGCACATTATGCAAACCCTTTCATTGTTTTAAGTCATTAAAACCTCTGATTTTTTCAACTTCCTCATCCGGCTTATCCGCAAGACCGAGCATCTCGACCGCCTTTTCCAGTGAAATGACGCCATCCTGATATGCTTTGCCTATTGCGGACCATTTGTTCTGCACGTCTTCCTCAAACGGTTCGGCGAATTCATGTTCGATTTTGAGGCTTGCCAGTTGATCTCTCATATGAATGTGAGTGACATTCATCATGATCGCAAGAATCAGGTTCTTCTCTCTATCTACAAGCTCGTCATAGATTTCTTTACGGTTATCTCGTTTGATGTAGCCGAGCACCATAGCGCGCTTTATCGCATCTCCACTCAGGGTCCCCAGACCTACCATTTTCTCCGGAGAGAATTCAGGGGTGAAAGTGTCGAACAGAATAGACTCTTTCAGGTCGTCTTTTTCTTGTTGCCGAGTTTCGGAAGACACGGGAGGTTCGATATATTCGAACTTCGACTTATCATCGGACAGTTGGACAACCTTGCCCGGATCTCCTTGTTTGGGTAGGCTTTTTATAACATCGGCAGTAGCGGCTGCTATAGGATCGGCGAAGTAATTATTTACGTCGGCCGTTTTTGAATCGATATTTTCTTCTCTATCTATACGAGGCTGAAGTCCGGACCATGCCGTTTCCTGAGGGTAGTAGATGATGTTTATCTTGCCCGATGGATTGACAACAGGCGTAACATCCCAACCGATCTTTGCCTTTCGCGCACGATAAACGAATGTCGGCGTATGGATGTCGAAATGTTCTACAGTGTTCGAGCCTTCTTTCAGATAATACCCATAGCCGAAGGCCAATAGACTTCCGTACTGGTCGAACATCGGGCGAAGTGTATAACCTTTCGATTTCGAAAGAACGACAATTTTTACAGCAGGAAGACCTTCTTCATTGCGGTAAATATGATATAGTTTGGCTGATTGAGTCTCGGCTCCGGCCAGCCGTTTGGCTTGGCGCATATGGCTATTAAAACGATGGTCTCTTAGGAACTGCATAAAAGCTGCGAATGCTTCGGGATCGCTCGATTCGTCAGACATTCTCCATTTAATCGGATTACCCAACAGGAAAAATAGCTCGACCTCGTTGATATAGCGTTGACGAGTTCTGGGGAGCTTTTCAGTGCGGTAACTTTCCTGCCCTTTACGTACTTTATCAAGGCGTTTCATTACGGCGTGAAACTCGGGATTATATTCACGGATCGCTTTCATAGCTTCCGCATCGTGATTTTCCATGAGCGACATAGCCTGATCGATGTCTCGCGCCGTGATAAGCTCAAGAAGGGATCGCTCAATGCCGAAAGCATTCAGCGTTTTGTTTTGAAAGTACGTGAAAAGCTGATCTATAAATCCCATATTACCATATGTTTAGGTTTTCGAAATCCTCAAGCTGCATTTGTGGCTCCCTTTTCTCAAAGCAACCCGTTAGCGCGTCCGGAGCATCGTCGTTAGCATTCCGACCTTCCTTCATATATCCCATAACCGCCCGATAAAATTCCGGCCATTTTTTATCCCACCCCGACGGGAAAAAGGTCATATTGTTCACGTCAGCCGATTTCGAGAATATTCTAACCTGTTTATTATCAGTCTGGGCAAACCATGAAATCCGGGTTTTGGTATTGCCCATCAATCGGCATTGTTTTTCCACATTGCGAGCAAAGCCCCGTCCTCCGTTGTTACTTTCGATAAAGGCTTCTTCGGTCTGTTGTCTCGACAACATCTCGGCCGTCGCAGGCTCGGTATACTCCATCGGTTTTTTTGTATAGAGCACATCGGTGACGTAGTTGCCTTCGGGCTGTTCTACATAACAAATTGCACATAAATAGTCATCGCCCGTGTCTGCCGTGTCAACGTAGGCTTTGCGTGTCGATTCGATCGCGTAAGGAATGATATCGTAGGTCTTGAACTCCCGATACATCATGCCTTCCAACGGCTTCGGATTCTGCATGTATTGTGTCTCGAACGTGAAAGGATCGGATTCTCGGTATCGCCGTAGCTTTTCGAGAGGGAATCGGTCTTCCCATAAAGCTCGCTCCGTGTTCGTCCCTTCGTCGACTATTGCCGGAAATCTGACTACATCCCATTCGCCGCCTTCATCGATTGTACCTTCTCTTTTTATTAGATAGCCGCAGAAATCATCCTCGGCAAGTCTTTGAGCAGTGACGATGACCGGCGTATGTGTGTCGTTTAGCCGGTTTTTGAACGTAGATGTCCATAATTCTCCAATCCGCTCCTTGATAGTGTTGGAAAAACTATCCTGAGCTTTCATCGGGTCATCAATGAGCATGGCTCCGCTGAATTTCTTTGCTCCCAGTTTACCACATCCGAAACCAGTAATCTGTCCCATGAATGGCGCTGCATACATGATGCCGCCTCGGGAAGTGGAAATGCTCCCTTTAGCATTATTCGATAGTTTGACCTGAGGGAAAAAAGCCCGATAATTTGGATCCGCCATAAGCCTGCGAACGTTGGTAACGTTGCGAGTGATAAGCTGGTCGCTACTCGACAGGTGCATGAATTCCGCATTAGGGTTGATAGCAAATCCTAAAGCGGAAAACGATACGACTGCCAACTCTGTCTTTGAATGGCGCGGGGGAATGTTAAACATTACCCGGTTGGTTGGGTGCTCGCCTCGGAGAACCTGATCGAGCTTGCGACAAATGATTCGATGGTGAGGAGATATTCGGAACGGCTGTCTGTTTACGGCTTCGAACATAACAGCCGTAAATGTCAAACTACCTTCTTTCAGCAGAAGATCGCCGATTGCTGAATAATCATTCATTGTTTTTCCCCTCCTGAATCAGTTGGAACAGGCGCTCTACGTTAAAAGTAGGCTGTGGAATATCATTGCCTTTGCTATCTGTATTAGCTATTTTTTCCGGTGCGTTATAACCAAGCATAATCACAATACTGTCCAGCGCCTTTTGCTTGTCGTAGCATGTAATTTTTACCTGTTCGTCAATCACCTCGTCGCCCATCGGAGTGGTACGCTTGGTCTGTTTTGTTTCGACTGACCGAATACATGCCTTTTCGTCATCGGTAAGGCTTTCGAACTCTTTAAGCGACATCCATCCATTACGAATGCGGGTTGCATCGGAGAAGGCGATTTTTTGGTGCTCCCGAATGATTTGCAAAGCCGTAATGCCGGATGCTTCGGCAAGGTGGCTTTTGAGATATTCCAGCCTTTGTGCAACCTTTGTGTCCGCAAGAAGCTGCGATGCGTTACACCAAACAGAATTATCACTCATTTTCGAGCAATCGTAAGCATAACGATATGCCTCGGAGGCGTTACCGCATTCGAGGTACTTATTGCAGAATTTTTCTTGTTTGATTGTCAGACTTGCCTTTGCCATACTGTTTTGCCAAAACCTTCGCTTGGCGACTATGTATACTTAATGCAAAGGTTGAAACGGTTTGCACATTGTGCAAGAGTCTTTAAAAAGATTTTAATACTCAGCAATTAAAGCGGAAAGAAATTTGCTTTACAATAGCTGACATTCCCCTTGTAGGATGTTTTTGTTTTTTTTGTAGATTTGTGTCAAATATTATTAGATACTGTAAGCGTTTAATATTTGGGTTTTAGACATACGTTTTGTATCAGAGTAATATTGGCAAAAAAATGCTGATAAGATGAAACAAAATCAAGTATCTATTTCTTTCGTAGGAGTATTTAGTGCTCCTATGCAGATTCCCATGTTAGACTTAAATTTTCTGAATAATTTTTTCGGAAAAGCGGGTTCGGCATTTGCAACTGCTACGCCTATGGGGTTGATTGTTAGAGATAGAGAAAGCCCGGGTCCCGCTGTGGCAATTACACCTCAAAAAATAATTATTTCTGCGACCGATTTGGATAAGTTAGTAGAATATATTAAGCGACTCCAATCTGGCATACCAAAATATGAATTTGCCGCATATGGATTAAATCAAGAGATTGAATGGCTTGAATTGGAAAAGCCAGTCAAAGAATGGATGGTTGACAAATTCATTAGTTCAGATTTGAAAGACAAAGATGGCTCCGTGACTTGTGGTAAAGTGAATTTACAGTATACGATTAATAAGAATGAGCAACTATATTTGGACTTTGAGCCTCGGATGAATGAGGATAAGGGGATGTTTGGTGCAATTAATCATCATAATCAATATGCTATATCGGGATTCCCGAATGAAGAAAGATTAAGGCATTTATTCTCTGATTCAAAAGGAAAGGTTAATAGTTATTTAAATGCATTGATGTTATGAGTGCCAGTAATAATTTGCCTATTGCTTTATCGTTGATTAGTGTTCTATCATCGGCCACACCTTGCGAGGTAGCATCACAATCATCTCCGTTACCTGCTACTGTTTTCTGTTGGCATAACGGTAATACAAATATAGCTTCAACTAAAATTCCTGATACAGCATCAATTGATTTTAATTCACAAGAATTTATTGCGCCTCCAAAATCTTTTGCCACGCGTTATAGTCGAATAGCGAAATCGGAGAAGTTTAAAAATGCGTATGTAGGATATAGTTTGGGTGAACGTATATTGGTGGAATAGCAGTCATGGAGTGGCTCAAAAAATTTGATTCCATAGAAAAGTTGACGCAAGGGTCAATAATAGACAATGTTGATTGGGGGTACACAAAAGATTGCAATCCTTTGAGTATTGTACTTTCCAACGCATGTGATTTGGAACACGAGGGACATTGTTCCTATTTGATTGTCGCTGCGATGCATTTGGCGGCAGACGTTATTCAAGCATCGAGGGAATATAAGGGGCTTTTGGGAGATACTCCTTCTGACAAAATAACTAAAAAGCAGCGCAAAGGGATAGAACGGCTGTATTCAGATTATATTCATAATAGAACTATCAATCGTTATTTTTTTATAGATTGCTCTGAGATCGAACCAAATTTATATATGGTTGTTGATTTTCAAGAGCTCATGTCCGTTGAATATAAAGGTATAAGTAAATATAGACCTGTTGCACATTTACTTTCTCCATTACGGGAACATTTGATGATGCGGTTCGTTTGTTATACGGCTCGCATACCAATAGATCGTGTTGATGAAAATCGCGAAAAAGAAATTATAAGTAAACTAACTGAGGATAGGTAGAATTTTTATATTATGATGGAAAGATGACACATAACCTCAGTGAATATTTTAGACACTACTACTTACCATACCATTATGTAAAAGTATGAGGCAATATCATTTTCGTAGTGTTACAAAAGAGTTTTACAGCAAATCGAGTAATCTGCATCTGATCGACTCAAATACTGGCTGAGGCAGTTCCATCTCTAAATCCTTGAGCAGGTCGGCGATTCTGTCGGCCCGTTCTTTTTCTTCGTGTTCCATGTCTTAAGTTTTACAGTTACAGCAGCATATGAATTCGTGGATGTCTTTCCACAAGAGACTGTTCAGGTCTCCGGTCAGATAGGCGACCTGCTCGCCTCCCATATCGAGACCGAACGTTTCGGCGATGTCATCGACCAAGTGTCGGAGCTCATGCTCGAAAGAATTCAGGAATTCGGCGTGCGACGAGTGAAGCCCGATCACCATGACAGTGCTGCGTAGCTTCTTGTTCGAGTACGTGAACCCGGTATCCATGTCGCAGCGCATAAGATTTTCCTGCACTCTGTTTTGAATCGATTCGGGGCAATCTATGTCCTTTAGCGACAGCATTATTTCGCCCACATGGTAGCATGTTACCGCGTAAAATACACGTAAATGCCAGTCATACTTTTCTATGTGAACGTCGTTTCCTTTCACTTTTAGCAAACTCTTGGTTCATCATGCGGCGCTGCCGTCGTGGCAGAGTGCTGTTCGCTTCGCTCATAAACTCAGACAGGCGTCGGTAATCCTTTTCGGGCATACTTTCGATCACCTCGCGCGGATTGGCTCCGGCGAGCATCCGGAGTGCGTACTTATACATTGCCATTGTCAACAAGAACGATTAACCGTATTTTGTTAGCCTCATCCGACGCGTCCTGCGTGAGGAACGCCAGTATTTCGTTGGCTCGTGCCATAAGCTCTACACCGTCTTTCGTCGTCCGCTGCGCGATTTCAAGCGCGTATTTTCTCAGTTCGATATTGTCCATTGCTTTGTTTTAAGTGGAATAAAATATAAAATAGGGAGGCGCGTATGACGAAGCGCCTCCCCTTCGGTTACAGAAAGTCTTCCCAGATCAGAGGCTCGCCTTTGGCGATACAGTCGGCATAGTATCTCGTAAGAGCTATGCCGTCTTCGCCATCCGGATCGTCTATGTACGCCTTGACGTACTGCATGATCTGGGCCTCGGAAGATAGAGGCTTCGGATAGAAGTCCGAGTAGGTCATGTTGGCGACGTACATGCAATCGTAGCCTTTTGCCTTTTCGATTGTCAGTCCGTTGCGCTCAAGGGCCTGCTTGACCTCCTCGTGCGTCCACCGGTGCGACGACCCGTCGGCGTTTTTCATGCGCTTGGGGTCCGTCGCATATTCCGCGAGCTTTTGCGAGAAATGCCATCCGTAGTGAGACAGGTATTCACGCATTCCCCGTGGTATCTGCTCGTAAACGTCGAGTCTGTCCATAGTCTACCGACGTCTGTAGCGAGAATACGGACCGGTTCCACGCACTCCACGACGCTCGCCATAGTCATAGTCGTCGTCATCGTCTTCTTTCCACGGCTCACGCATACCATAGCCTCCGCGTCCGCCTCCGGAATAGCCTCCGCGCTCGCCGTAGCCTTCGTGCATCTCCTCCATTGCCTTTTTGTAACCTTTGCGATATGCTTTTTCAAGCATCTCGTCGATCTGCTCGTCGTCTCCGTTGAAACCGCGAGCGATCCCTATTGCATTCCATCCCATAATTACTTGGTTTTTGGTGTCTCCGGTTTGAGAAGGCTCTTGATGTCGTTAAGCGTCGGAACGGACTTTATCAGTCCCTTCAGGTCGGCCAGCTCCTTGTTCAGCCTCTTGATCTCCTCATCCTGCTCTCGGGTCTTGGCGTAGGACGGGTCGAGCTCTTTGAGTATTTGATCGTATGCGGCCAGGTTGGCCTTGTGTCGGTCGAACGAGTTGATGATGTCCGTGCTCTCCTTCTGCGCCGCCGTGATCGCCGGCATAAGCCCCTCGCGTGTCATGGAAACAGTAAGGCCGTCTTTCGACTCGACGTCCATATTGGTCCTAACGCCCCACGACTCGTTATTATCCAGAACGATATTGATATATTGCTGCTGAAACGGCGTGAGTTGCCCCGGCGTAGGCTGCGGATAATAGGGTATGCCTATCTCCTTGACTGTTGCGACATAGAATTTCGGCGTCTCCCGAGTGTCTAAGACGTACACGGAACTGCCCTTTCTCAAATTCAGAAACATGGTTTTTAATTTTTAAATAGGGAAGCCCGAAGCGTTTACGGGCTTCCCTGCTGATTGGTTAAACAATGCCTGTCATGATTTGCAGCGTGTTCGTAGTCCGGTCGAACCAGAACTCGTAAACGCCCGTCCCCGGAATGTCGGCGACCGTCAGGGGCGCTCCGTCGAATTTGGTGACGGCCTGTGTCGCTCCATTGGTCGAGAACAGAATGGGCAGCGTCCCGGTGGTCCCGGTAGGAATCTTCTGGGCTATGTCCACGAATACCGTTCCCCGATACCATGCGTTGACAAACGCATGGTTCTGAAAGGCGAACACTACATTATCGGTGTTGACAGTAACCGCAGTGGTCGCAATAGCGGCCGATCCGCGGCGGTTAACGAGCGTGAAAGGATATACTGCCATAGCAACCTCCTTTCTTGATTAACCCCAGAAGCCGTTGCCCCAACCGTTCGCGCCGAAGCCGATTCCGTACTGTGCGGCAACACACGTAGGCACGCCGACAATCGGACTGTAGGGTACGGTAGCCGTTTCCGGCAACTTGCACTTGATCCCGTTGACATCGTTTTGCAGGCTGTTTACCGCATTCACGATAGGAGTCGTTGCCTGACCTATCATCTGACCGAAAGCGGCCGTCTGATGCTCCTGCGAGAGCTGGTTGAGCAGCGTCGAATTCTTTTCGCGCAACGCATCGATCTTGTCCTGAAGCGCCTGAGTCTGCATCTGGTCGAGCTTGCCGATGATCGCGTTGGTGTTGGCCGTTCCGGCATCGCGCAGAGCGAGGGTATTCTGATTCGCCGTGTTGACCAGCGTGTTGGTCTGGTTGCAGGTAGCCAACTGACTCTCGTATCCCTGCTGCTGGATCATCGTGCGAACGTTGCAGCAGCATTCTGCCATTTGTGCGGCAATCTGGTTATTGCCTGCCTGAATGGCGTTGATTACTTGCTGTCCCGTCATTCCGACCTGACCGGCCACTTTGTCGATTGAGCCCTGAAGACTGCAAATCGCGGTCTGGATCTGCTGAACGGAGCAGTTGAGCGACGAGGCAAGCTGAGTGATTGCCGAGCCGTTGCCCTGAATAGCGTTCATCAGCAGTTCACGGCCCGCATCGCCGTTGAGTTGAGCAGGCAGCGAGTTCATGCCATTGCCGCCCCATCCGTTGCCGCCCCAGCAGAAAAACAGCAAGATGATCCATATCCACCAGCAGCCGTCGCCGCCCCATGCGCTTCGGTTGTTGTTGCCGTTCATCAGCGCCGCTACGAGATTCGGGTCCATACCCCGATTCTGCATCAGGGCCGGAATCAGAGAGGCAACGCTCGAATTGCCCCCGTCGCCGAACATGAAAATGTCTTTGTCCATAGTTTGTGAAAATTGATGTTACACCCTCTCACGCGGGGTGTTTTGACGATAGCTATGAAGCAAAAATGACAACGGGTAGCACATTGTGCTACCCGTTTGCATATTAATGATATTTTATTTGTATTCAGTATTTTATGTGCAAATTAATTATGCGTAAAAATAATGTTTGTGTTATCATAGAATTTTTTTTGAAAAAAGTTTTGCATATTCAAAATATATTCTTACCTTTGTAATGAAGTTAAACCTCAAACCAAAGCCGACGGGCTATAAGCGGACGATATGAAAAAGTACATCGACACCATCAACGAACTCCGCGCAATGAATGTGCGCGACATCTTTGAAAAGGTATCCAATTACCATTATTTGAGCAATAACAGCGTCGAATATTCTGATGACGCATACTTCATTTTCAATATCATCACCGAAATCGGAGAAGGTTTCGTGGTTGACATTTGCAAGAAAGCCAGTTGTGACAATCGCGCGATTTCCGTAAAGCAAGCATGGTGTGTTGCTTTCGCGATCAAAAAGCTGACCGACGATCAGGCCGAGGCTTGCGCCGCCCGTATGGAGGCACTCGATGCTGAGGTAGAGTCGACCGAAGTCGCAAAAGCCGAATGTGATATTGAAAACGACAAAAAAGAAAATACCGAAACTGAAAATATAACCGAAAAAAATATGAAAGCATCAGACATTCGTGCTATTAATGAAAATCAAGAAAGCGGACGAGTGTTCATTCACTTGACCGACGGGCAGACGATCTGTCGCGTTATGAGTACCCAAGAAGTCAGAAAAGCTCAGAAAATCAGATTGCGCGAGGGTATCGAGGCTTTTAAAAACGAAATAGTTCGGCTGTTCAATGATATCTATTCAAAACCTCAGGCTGTACGAAAAGTGCCGGTAGATCGAGACGAAGAACGATTTTGGACATTACACAATATGCGCAAGATCGGTTCGCTGCCTTCAGAAGAAGAGTTGGAATATCAATTACTTTTAGACAAATCAGATATTTAATTTATGGCCAAAGATTATCCAGCTTTCATCATCGACCGAAGCCGTCGGTCCGAAGCATCGCGCTTCACCGACGACTTCGTCGTGTGTACTGACAAAGAGGTCGGCTTTATCGCGCGGGTATATACTGTTCCCAAATCGCGTCGCGCAGAGGTAGCCGCCCGTATGGATGCGCCTGAAGGCAAAAACCGTTATATGGCAGCCGTTGCCGGGGAGACGGTTGTCGTGCTTGAGATCGTGCGAATGCTGTATGAGCCGGTTGCACATATCAACCGCCTGCCGCCGCTCATGAAGAAGGCTTTGAAGGCATATATGCACGGAGAGGCTGAAACCGTTCGGCGCGATGGTCTGCCATATGATAATCAAATTGCCGCACTCGACGAAGTGCTGCGTATGGCACAGGCGCAGCATCCGCGACTTGTCGATATGAATGGCGAGAGCGTCGCAGATAAGTTTATCGAGGCACTTCGTTCGGCACGCGAGTCTGTCGTGTTGTTGCAGCGAATAACCAGACAGTAATCATGTTAGTATCGGGCGAGAAAAAGAATGGACACGGAGGAGCGCGTCGAGGGGCCGGGCGCAAACCCATAGACACCAAGCAACCGTCAACTACGATAACCTTGCGTGTGCCTTTGCGATTGCGGGAAGAACTGAGAGAGTATACCAATAAGCACAAGATACCTATACGAGTGTTTCTCGAACAAGCGTTGTCAATTATGAAAAGGACCGAGGAGTAGTCTTCGGTCCTTTCCTGTCATATTGATAGCTACATATTGCAATCCTATTTTTTGCGTTTGACAGTATGTTTCAACTTCAAAACGGCGAAATTCAACTCTATCTCGGTCTCCGTATCGGTCGTTTGCATATCCTCTCCAAACAGGTCGGCCATGATTTCTCCGCTTTTCTGCATCAACGTTTTTTGTTTGAACCGATCCGGGTTAGCGGACATCTCCCCGATGGTGCGGGATAGCTCACGGAGTTTGGCAAATGCCTCAATGATTGCGATAGTCGTCTGTGTCGCCTGCGGGCTTTTCAGAATGGTCGCCAGCATGTAGAGACCCTTTTCTGTAAAGGCTTTAGGAACAACCGGGGAATATTTGACATTTTCGAGGTGGTGAAAATTTTCCACCACATACTGTTTTTCAGCCTGTTGTAATTCAAAAATATACCCTTCAGGAAATTTATCAGGATTATTCCTGACTGCCTTGTTGATCTCCTTTGTCTCCACTCCGTACAACTATGCCACAGAAAAATCCAGTAGTACATCTTGATTGCGAAGTTGCACGACCTTGTCGCGGACGTCGCTGAATTTGATTATCCCGGACATATTATGTTTGGTATATCGCAAGCCCTATTCATTATAGGGCCTGCGATGTTTTATGGCGTTATAATAACTTCTTGGGTTTGCCGCCGAGGGCGAAATTTTGTATTGATCGATCTCTTTTTAGCTTAACGATGCGTCCAAATTCGACATTATACGGCCCCCTTTTTTTGCGATTGTGATTCCACGAAGGTCATTGACTCCAGTTTGGTCCGAAGTGCGCCGATTTCTTCTCTTAGGTTAGCGATGGTTGCCTGCAATTCACCGATCTCACGATCTTTCCGATCGATCATCTTCACAAGTTCGATATTCATATCATTTTGGTTTTGGTTAATAGGTTCTTGCGGGGTATTGGGTGAATTTGTGTTTTCTGTTAGCATGGGACCCTCGCCGGTGAGGAGCCAATGTATATTTATTTGCGGTAATTCTGATAATATATTTTCGACTGCGTCGGAATTTAAAGGCGTATTTTTTGCAGTCCCCCTGAAGCTTGCTGAAGTCATTCCAATTTTTTTATAAAAAGACTCCTTTGCAATCCCTTCTTTTTCAATGAATTCAATTATTCGCCTCTTGATTTCCGACATTTAATTTTCGATTTATTTTGGTTTACGAAAATATATTTTCTATATTTGCATTGTAAAACAAATGTTGCAATGACAAATATACGATTAAGCACCGAAAAGCCAAGTCAAAACATAGCTGTGGTGCGGGTTTTACCCTTTGAGGAGTATATCCAAAGCATTACCGACTCGACGGAACGTAGGCTGTTATTCGATAAACTGAAATCGTCTATCGGCATTCTGAGCGATGCGACATTGTGGCGGTATAGAAGTGGCAGCATTCGCCCGAACATTCTCCAGCGACGTCAACTGGCGAATATCATCCGTCGTCACTCGGGCAATAGTAGCTATACCGCCGACAACCTTTTTCCTGTGGAATTTTACGAGTAGTTGATTAGATATGAAACGCATTCAAAGATTTTTTAAAACACGTTGCGCAGCAGAGCAATATATCGCAACGCTCGGTACTGATGCCCGGTTTTATCGAGCATACAAGTGTGCGAACGGTAAATATTGGGTGGGAACAGAATTCGAATGGTTGAATCGATATTGATACCTAAATGCAAACGCTTCGCAATATAGAGTTTTTCAACGATCCTGAGGGCGGGGTAATGGTGCGAGATGCCGAAGGAGTCCACTCCTATAGGCTGGAGGACAAAGCCATGACCGGAGCACTGTTTGCCCGGATCGAGACAGAGTACCCGAAGGCGTTCAAGGCGCTGTCCGAAATTTATCGCAAGAGTCAGCCGAACGTTAACTACTATCGGTTCTTGATATGCCATAGGTTCATTCGATGCAATTTCGGGCGGTTAGATAATAAGCAGGATATTGACGGGGTGGGGCGATTCACTTTCGAAGAGGTTAGCTGCCCGATCAAAGGGGAATGCAAATATGTGGAAGTCGTATGCAATCCGGAGTTCGATACTCATTTGAGCGAGCGACAGAAAGAGGTGATGAAACTCTACATGGAAGGGATGAGAGACGAGGAGATCGCGGACGCACTTTACATATCGCCAGAGACGGTACGCACAACCAAACGCGACGCTTTTCGTAAAGCAGGGGTACACTCGCTGGCAGAGTTTACAATTCAATATCGGGATAAGCTATGAAAACTCTGTGGCAATGGCGGCAGGAACGCCAAGCGACCAAGAAAACATGCAAACACTCGGCGCTCGAGTCGGAAGATATTAGAAGTATCATAGACCAAATGTCGGAGGGTTTTCTGCGTCTGATTGAAAGTATTGAACCAATAAAAAAGACTATGATGAAAAATTTACTGAATTATAGCGGGAGACGGTTTCGCTGTAAATTCCATGGGAAACCTGTTGAAGGTAAAATCCAAGTGGAGCACGGGTATGTGTTTTTGTGCCAGAATGAAATAGACGGATGTAGAGCGAGAAATAAACTTGGCTATAAATACAGCTATTCTGTTGACTCCGGTTCTGACGAAGACCTCAAGATTTACAATGTTTCCGATTTCGCTTTGCTCATGACTGCAGAGGAAATCGAGGAATACAAAGACTGGCAGGTGGGGGATAAAATTACGAAAGGTCGTGATGTCTTCGAAGTCATCTTCCGCAGCGGAGAGGTTGTTATCCTCAAAAACAATGACGGACTCGCTGAAGGACCGTTCACCTGCGATGAGATATATAACGATGGCTGCCGTCTCGTCGCCGAACCTACCCCGGAATCCGATGACTCTGTAGAGGTATCGATGGCGGAGGTTGCAGAGAAGTTGGGCGTTCCAGTCGAGAAGTTGCGGATCAAAAAAGAGTAGTAAAAGGTGAGTGTGGTGGTGAAATAGGGAGACACTACTTTTTGATGGACAAATACGCAATACGAAGCACGGGAGGGGTAAGCCTTCGTTAAAGCCCCTCGCAGGATGTAACCGAAATCAAAAAGTAAAGCCGATAGCTACGGTTGCCGGTTCGATTCCGGCCCACACTCCTAAAAATCATCAGAATTATGGGAAAGATCGATAATAGAAGGAAAGTTGCGGGTGCGAAGCACATTCTCGCTTCGCAGGTTCAGGTTTTTAAGCACGCAGGAGTGCTGGATGCAAAAATTGATGAGGAAAAAGAATGGTGCGTTCGGTCTATCATGCTTGGCATTAAGGAGAATGCCGATGAACTGATAAAATTCGACATCGAGCCGACTACCGATGGCGGAATCAATGTGTATGCCTCGTTGATGGTTGAGAAGCAATAAGATAATCAGGCAAAATCTCGATAGAAATGGTAGTCGAAATAATAAATATCAAAAAGTGCTTGGTTATTTCAGATGCAATTCGTAAAATTGCAATGCGAACTGGTGCGATACGCACTTCAAATGTACATAGTGTAGACGCTATAACGGCGTTGTCCCTTGTCCACTTCTACGTGCGTAGTCGTGACCAGTTCGCAAAACTTGGGGGCAACGCCTCTTTTTATACATACATCAACCAAATTTTTGACGACAAATGCGAACTGGTGTCAAAAATTTGCAGCCGACGCAAAGTGCGTCGTGTGCAGACGTACAGTCTACGAAACAGGCTGAATCTATCCTTAATCTCTCAGATCGAGAGATTGCAATCCGCTTACAATCACTCTCTTTGGACGATCTTGAAAAGCTCGCCCCTCTGCTCCGTGTCCTTTTTGTAGCCTTAGCCCAGTTCAAGCCATGAAAAATCAACCGACAGAACTAATATCGACAAGAATAGGGAATGCGTACAGTGACACCCTGATCGATATACGGAATTTGAAGGAAGAAATAATATCTCTTACCGACCTGATTGCTGATGCTGTTGTTAAGAAAATCAATCCGGCGAAGGATGAAATCTCGGAGAGGGCGGCTTGTGGTCTCGGAAAAGATACTGAAATATCGCAAAGACAGGCTATGGATGAATTAAAAGTTTCCCTTTCGTGGCTGGATGAACAGGTAGCCAAGGGGTTGTTAAGCCGACGGCGAAAAGGTAAGCGCAGGAATTCACCAATCATTTACAGCCGACTCGAAATTCTCGCTTTAAAACAAGCCGAAAGGCGAGCCAAAATAAAGGTTCGGCAGAGCCTGCAAAACGACGAGGCATGATAATGATGACGTTTCCCGCGCTTTTTCTGGCCGTGTTCGGCTACAGCGCGATTCGAGAATATAAAGACAAAAAAGCCATGAACGACGAGATTCAATTACACGACGGTCCGCAAAGTGAGGCCCAGAAAAACAAGGAGCGTATAGCTCTGCTTAAGCTGGCAGAGCAATATCCGAAAGGCTCCGCCAGCGAGCAAACATTAATAGACCAAGCAAGCAAATAGGAGTGAAAGCTCCAAAGGGCCGGCCCGGGAAGGTAGGTTCGACTCCTACTCGGCCCTCGATTTCAAAGATTAAGAAAAATGACAGCGGTTTGTGAAAAATATATGCGTGCAAATTTGGTGAAGTCAGAAACTTTGCCCATATTTGTAATGCGAGACAGCGATAACCGAATCGCTAAGAACATATTTTACACGACCAATAGGCGTGTCCCTGTGATCCTACCTTTTAGGTGGTCGCTGTCTCGCAAACAAAAGGGGGCACGTCTTCTTTTTGTACATACGCAACTAACTTTTGATCTGAAAATGCGAGACAGCGAAAAAGTTAGCGCAGGTGCACAAGGTGCATCCATCGCTACGGTTAGCGCCCGTAATAGCGCTTTCTCTAAGCCTGTTCAGGCACATTCTACCAAACGTTACTATCAGGTATCGATCTACGCGAAGCGAATAGACATTTGCGTAGCGAACCTTCATTGCTCTCATCCGTTCCTCGCAACTTCCCGCGAGGAAGCTATCGGCATGGCTTGCGCACGTATCAAAGAGCGCTGGCCGAAGTATTTCATCTTGGCCGAGGACATCGTTTGCCAACCTTTAAATCTGAAATAATGCAGGCAGTAAATACATATACCGAATACCCGAGCCGTATAGGCACGGAGATGCCCAACAAGAATACGTGTTACATGCTAAGCGAGGCTGAGAACCGAATGCAGCAGATTCTGCACGTCACCCCGGCCCAGATGCGATTCGTGGCCGAACGAATCCGAGAGCATATCGACGATACCGTCTCTAAGCAGCCCCGAGCAAAGGGCGAATGCCCCGAAGACATAGACGAACGCCGAGGCGGCATCGAGGTGATCGGCCACGGGCTGGACGCGAGCGTCGAGTTCTACGCCACGAGTTGGAACCGCTCCGACGAGGGCGACGAGGAGAACGTATGGGGCTACGGGGTGAGCTTCGCCCGGCTCGTCACTTATGTCGACGGGGGCGAGCGGATCACCAACGACTGCTCCTCGGAGCGGCTCACCCGCGTTGTGGACGAGTACCTGAGAAAGAGCCTGTGGATAGAATAGACGGTCCGCTGCCCGACCGAAAAGGGACAGCCAAAAGTTTGGGTTTGATTAGTTAGTAGAGAGCCCTAAAGCTCTCACCCCCTCCGCATCCGCGACGGCCCCGGAGGGTTTTATGAAGGAGAAAATGGTCTTTAATAGTTTGGATTATGAACTACTTAGCGGAACCACAAAGACGAATCAAAGCGGCCCTTCTGTCGGGGATTCGGATGACGACGGCGCAGGGTAACAGAATCGGCCAAACCGTAGACTCTCGCAAGATCATTTCGAGACTCAGGAAACAGGGTATGCCCATTTGTAGCTACTGGAATATCCGCAAGGACGACAGCGGCCGGACGGTGGCGAAATACAAGACATACTATTACGGATCGCCCCTGCCCGCCAAAGGGTCGAAAATGGGGACTTTCGATCATCCGAAATTGGATTTGTAACTCAAAATATGAATTATGGAAATAATCACTAAGCGCCCTAAAGGCATGCCTTACCGGAAATACGTTGAGATGCGTAAGGCCAGTAACAATCAGATTCGTCGCTATCTGAGATTCGGTCGATTGTATTACCTGTCGGCAGAGATAGTCACGGTCGAAACCCCGTTGGGCAAATCGCAACATCGCAAAAGCTATCCGCCATTCGTCGGTTCGGTCCGGCGAGACTTGCGGAAGCCGATTTAATAAGCTGGATTTGTGACTGACTAATTCTGAATGAAAATAATGAAAAACGAAATCGAGCTTTGCGGGCTCTTGTGGGACCGTGACAACCTGACAATCGGTGGTTACGAGAAGGACGGCCATCATTACTACACATGGCATGAGGCGATGGAGGCCGCGAAGTCCGTCGGGAAGCGCTTGCCGACCCGGGAGGAATTGAAGGCATTATGTGATCTTGGCTCGACATGGGACGACGAGTTAAAGGGCCGTTGGTTTGGGGGCAACCACGACTCGGATCACAAGGGCTCGTTATTCCTGCCTGCTGCGGGCCTGCGCTACAGCAATAGCGGCGAGTTGGCCAGCACGAGCTCCTACGGCTACTATTGGTCCTCGTCGCCGTACTACGGAGGCGACAACGGCGCGGGCACCCTCGGCTTCTACTCGGGCTACGTCAACCCACTGAGCTACAACGGTCGCGCCCTCGGCTTCAGCGTGCGTTGCGTGCGGGACAAAGAATAGTTCTTGAAAAGAAAAAGCCCCCGACGGGTGATATCGGGAGCTTGGGATTGATTAAAAGCCGGCCGGTAGTTGTCCGACTCCGTCCGACCGGACAAAGATACACAACTTTTTTAAAACGATACGATTATGGGATTGATTAAAAAGCCGTCTGAGCTTCAGGTTCAGACCACGATCAAAGCCCTGCTGTACGGACAGCCGGGCATCGGTAAGACGACCGACGCGCTTTCTGCGCCTTATCCGGTACTTCTGGACTTCGACAACGGCGTTCACCGCGTCAATGTCGCGCACCAGACCCCCACGCTTCAGGTGAGTTCCTACAACGATTTTCTCGAAGTGATGCAGAGCGGGGAGCTCGCTCCGTTCAAGACTATCGTGATCGACACGGCGGGCAAGATGCTCGACTACATGGGGGCGTGGCTGATCCAAAACGACCCGAAGCTGGGCCAACGGGACGGCAGCCTGTCCCTGAAAGGCTACGGCGCGCGCAAGGCCGAGTTTATCCGGGTCCTTAAAGCGATCTCGATCATGGGCAAGCACATTGTTTTCGTGGCCCACGAGCGCGAGGAAAAGGAGGGCGACCAGAAGATCATCCGGCCGGAGATCGGAGGCTCGTCGGCCGGGGACCTGATTAAGGAGCTGGACCTGGTGGGATACGTTCAGGCCATCGGCAAGCAGCGGACGATCTCGTTCGACCCGTGCGAGAAGTTCTACGGCAAGAATACGTGCAATCTTCCCAGCGTCATCAACATTCCGAGGCTGATCGACGAGAACGGGACCGTCATCGCTCCGAACGATTTGCTGACGAACATCTTCAAGTCTTACCAAGAGAATCTCGAAAAGCGCAAGGAGGAAGTCAGGAAGTATAACGACCTGATCGCGCTGATCGACCGGAATGTCGAGGCTATTACCGATTGCGACAGCCTGAACGATGCAACGTCCCGGTTGCGGGATTTCGAGACGATTTGGGACTCTAAGATTCAGGCATCGCGCAAGCTCGTGGCGAAAGCCGCCGCGCTCTCTTGCCGGTTCAACAAAGAAACAGGGAAATATGAGCCGGCCGCCTAAATACAGGATATATCCGTCGCTTCTCGACCGTTTCAACGAGTATCGGTACATCGATGCCGCTATCGAGAAGCCGTGGAATGCCGATAAGACCCCTTCCGACGTGGAGGCGGAGATCGAACGGGGACTTCTCGACGCGATCAACCGCGTGCCGTTCGAGAGCGAGGCGGCCGAGCGCGGCACCTGCTTTAACAATCTTGTCGATGCCGCTCTTGCCGGCGTGATGACAATCTCAAGCAACGCGACCGACAAGGCGGGGACCGAACTGATCCGCATCGATCATAAGTCGCGTATGGGCACGGCCTATATTTTCGATTTCCCGGTGAAGATCGTGCAGGAGTTCGTCGATTATTTCCGGGGAGCGGCTTCGCAGGTCTTCTGCTCGGGTACGCTCGAAACGCAGTACGGCGACGTGGAGCTCTACGGTTACATCGACGAACTGATTCAGGATACGGTGTTCGACATCAAGACGACGAGTCGCTACGAGTTCGGCAAATTCCGCATGGCTTGGCAGAAGGACGTTTATCCGTTCTGCCTCGATCAGATGGGTTGCCGCATCCGGGGATTCGAGTACACGGTAACCGATTTTAAGAACACGTACCAAGAGTGGTACGACTTCCACTACGACGATAGCCGGCAGCGGCTTCGGGAACATTGCGAACGTTTCATCGAATTTCTCGAAGCGCGCCGGGATAAGATTACCGACAAGAAGATTTTCAATAACGCATAATTATGGCAGTATTAAAGCGACAGAACGTGTGTTTCGGTACGAAATACACGGACAACGCCGGGCAGGAGAAGACTCGCTGGGTGACTGTCGGCAAGGCATTCCACAGCGACCGGGGCGGCATCAGCATCAAGTTCGACACGATCCCTGCGGGCGGATGGGACGGCTGGGTGCAGTTGTTCGACGAGCGGGACCCGAATCAGGCCCCGCAGGGTTATAGCCGTCAGGGGGCCGGCCCGACCGGTTACGGACAGCAGGGTCCGGCAACGGCTCCGCAGGGGTACGCCGGCCAACCTTACCCGGCAGTCGGCCAAGCTCCTTACGGCAATCAGGGGACCGCTGCCCGGGCGGATAGCCAATATTCGGGAGGCTATACGGTTCCTCCGGCCGATAATCCGGACGATCTTCCCTTCTGAAACCGGGCGCTATGAAATTCAGAGTCGAAAAAGCGCGGGACAAACAGGCCGTCATGGCTTACCTCGACCGGCTTCCGGAGGGCAAGGCTTACGATGTGACCGTCGTGCGCCACCGCGAGCGGCGGTCGGTCGATCAGAACCGCCTGCTGTGGCTCTGGATCAAGTGCATCAGCGACGAGACGGGGCAGGACAAGGACGATCTGCACGAGTATTTCAAGCAGAAGTTTTTGGGGGTCGATACGAAAACGCTCTGGGGTACGACCCTGTACCGTCCCGTGTCCACCTCCGCTCTCGATTCGCTCCGGTTCACTCAGTATCTCGAACACATCCGGGCCTTCGCTTCGTCGGAGCTCGGGATCGAGCTTCCGAACCCGGAGGACCGGTATTGGGATCAATTCGAACATCAGTACGACAACCAAATCTAAATCGCAAAACATGAAAGACTTATCTAACTACATTCCGGACGAGATCAAGTTCAATCTGCCGAAAGCGGCGGATCGCTTTCCTAAAGTGCTTTTCGAGGGAGCCGACTCGCTGGCAGAGATCGAGAAGCTGTTGGCCGACAAGTTCGTCGCGCTGAACGCCGGGCCGAAGGTCGTCCGCTTTCTCGACGCTTATGAGAAGCAGACGATGCGCAATAATTACGCAGAGCTGATGGAGGGCGACAAGATCAAGCACGAGACGGAGCTCGTGAAGATCGAGGCGGAGGCCAAACAGCGCGTCAAGGACGCGAAGGAACGCCTTCAGGCAACCCTGACCCGCATCGATAATCTGGTTAAAGAGGTCAAGGCCGGCAGCAAGGAGATCGATTTGCCGCAGGATACGATGTACCGAATCGCGGTGGATAACCATTACCTGTACTACACATGGGCGAACGGTCAGTTCAAGCTGGCCGACGTGTGCCTTATTCCCGAATGGGAGCGCCGCGAGTTGTTCAACATGCAGGACAAGAACGCGCAGGCTCTTTTCGATATGTTCGGCTTCGACTTCCGCAAGAAGGAGCAAGAGAATCTTCTGGACGAGGATATGGCCGAAGGCGACGGCGAGAGTGCCGATTTCGAGGACGACTCGGAGATCGGCGACGATAGCGACGAAACGCTTGAGGAAGAATAGACCATGTACCGGCTTCGTCCATATCAGCAACAGGCCGCCGACGTAGCGGTGCGGTATTTCAAGGACCGCACCGCTACGGCCAACGGTATTATGGTTCTTCCGACGGGCAGCGGCAAGAGTCTGGTCATTGCCGACATCGCCGCTCGGCTCGGCGCTCCGGTACTGGTGTTCCAGCCGAGCAAGGAGATACTGGAGCAGAACTACGCGAAGCTCTGCGCATACGACATCCTCGAGTGCGCGGTCTACTCGGCCTCCTGCAATAGCAAGGCTATCTCCCGTATCACCTTTGCCACTATCGGCAGCGTGAAGAACCACGTCGAGGAGTTCTCGCACTTCCGGTATGTGATCGTAGACGAGTGCCACATGGTTAATCCGAAGGAGGGCATGTACCGCGACTTCTTCAAGGCGATCCGGTGTAAGATCATCGGCCTGACGGCTACGCCGTACCGCCTGTATTCGACGCGAAACGGCGCGGTCCTGCGCTTTATCACGAATACCAGCCCGCGCGTCTTCTCGCGCCTTCTGTTCTTCGTGCAGATCGGCTATCTGTTCGGGCAGGGGTATCTGGCCAAGCTGAACTACTACCGAATTCCGCTGATCGATCTGAACCGGTTGCGCAGGAATTCGACCGGGGCCGACTATACGGACGACTCCGTGCAGCGCGAGTATAGGCGCGTGAGCTTCAACGACGGAGTGCTGAATATCGTTCGGCGGCTGCTTCGGGTGAATCGTCGGGGCATATTGCTGTTCTCTCGGTTCGTGGAGGAGGCTCAGTACATTTCCGACAGCCTGCCGGGTATGGCGGCTATCGTGTCGCAGAATACGCCGAAAAAGGAGCGCGAGCGCATCCTCGCCGACTTCAAGGCGGGACGAATCAAGGTCGTCACGAATGTCGGCGTGCTGACGACGGGCTTCGACTATCCGGAGCTCGACACGGTGGTGCTGGCCCGGCCGACGCTTTCGCTGGCTCTGTACTATCAAATGGTGGGTCGGGCGATTCGTCCTCATCCGTCGAAGGCCGAGGGCTGGATCGTCGATCTGTGCGGCAATTTCAACCGCTTCGGCCGGGTCGAGGATTTGCAGCTCGCCTCTTATAAGCCGGGTACGTACTGCATACAGAACCGGACGCGGGTATTGACTAACGTGTATATGTAGATTATGAACTATATCGAACTGATAAACCTTTTTTGGCAAACACGACGTAGAGTGCGATTGTCCAGCGTAGAGGCCGACCTGTATTTTTTTCTTTTGCAGGAATGCAATACGCAAAACTGGGAGAATCCCTTTGAGTGTCCCAACGGGTTGATCTGCGTCTCGATCGGTATGAGCGAACCTACCTTGATCGATGCACGCAATAGATTACAGCAGAAAGGATTTATTGAGTTTGTGAAAGGAAAAAGGCGGGCTCAATCTCCGGTATACACTCTTTTAAGCTTAAATAATTTTAGTAAAAACTTTAGCAAAAACTTTAGTAAAAGCTTTAGTAAAAACTTTAGCAAAACACATAGCAAAACGGCCGATACACCTCTTATAGGAGAAAAACAAAAACAAAAACAAAAACCTCCTATAAGTCCTCCTAAATCGGAGGACGCTGAATTGCCGTTCGGAACTTCGGAAAATGGAAATTCGGGGAAACCGAATATTCCGGGCAAGCCGGAGATCGAGGAGATCGTAAGGTTCTACAACGACACCTGCAAATCGCTGCGTCCCGTAAAAACACTTACCGACAAGCGGCGGGAGGCTGTATATGCCCGGCTCCGCGAGCACGGCCGGGAGGCTGTTTTCGACGTGATCCGGGCCGCCGGCCGGTCGTCGTTTCTCGCCGGACAGAATACTCGCGAATGGACGGCCGACTTCGATTGGATTTTCAGACCGGTAAATTTCGTGAAAGTGCTGGAAGGCAAGTATGAAAACAAAGAAAAATCGCAACAGTATGGAAGCGAAAGCAATAGGCAGATTAACGAGCGCCTTGCCGTTCCGAGCCACTACGAGGTTTTTTAGGATCGGTCGGCCTGTGCAGGAAGTCCGGGACAATCTGCTGGCCATTTGCGGGCAGTTGATTGCCGGGAGCGGGAAAGCGGCTCGCTTCACCCCGGCGCACTACCGGGCTATCGACATCGCGGCCGGGTGGCTGACCTCCGGCAATACTTGGGGACTGAAGATCATGGGCGGAATCGGAACCGGCAAGAGTACGCTGATGGAGGCGATTCGGTTGTTCGTGAACGACTACATGCAGCGAGTTCCGCTTAGCGAAAGAGCGTTCGTCAACATCTTCCACGCCTCGGATGTGGCCGATGCTTTCCGGGCCGACAGCGATATATGTCCGATGTTCTTCCGTTACCGGACTGTGGCCATCGACGATCTCGGCGTGGAACCGACCACTGTCAAGCATTACGGGAACGAGATCATGCCGCTTGCCGATATTCTGCACCGGCGGGCCGACGAGCGGAAAGTTACGATAGTCGTGACGAATCTCAACAAGGAGTCGATCCGTGGGAGGTACGGCGAACGGGTGTACGACCGAATGCGGGACATGACGACGATTATTTTGGACGGACAGAGTAACCGGGGCAATCATGGATAGCGTTTTCTACATCGTAGAAGCCATTATCGAAGGCAAGCGCGCAGCGAAAAAGCCCCCGCTCATAGCCTTGTATACTGAAATCGACCGAGAATATTCGGGGCCCGATCTGCAAGGCGAGTTGGACCGTCTGGTCGATGCCGGAATGCTCGTTTGCGGGCCGACGGTCAATAGCACGTATTACAAACTGAAGCCATGAAACTGATAACAGGATTAGGTATTAGCTACCTACAAACAGACGACTCCTTTCCTGAGTGGAGATATGGGGCCGGTAACGAATACCAAGAGGAAATCCGCCAACTGAAGGCAGAAATAGCCAAACTGAAAATCTGCCTCGACGAGTCGAAGCAGCGCGAGGAAATAGCCCGCAAGGTAATAGATGACAAGAATATGGAAATTGAAAAATTGAGACGATTATGAAAACATTACGTGAAGTAGCCGAGGCACTGTGCCCGATTCGTTTGGATGAGGATTACGATAAAACCATCTACAACATGATAGATGAAGCTTGCCACAATGAATGGATAGACGGGTTCATTGCCGGCGCTCAATGGAGGGAGGATAATCCGGTTGCGGCCGGTTCTGTGTCCGATCCCGAGTCCGACTCTATCGAGCTTTGCGGGCTCTTGTGGGATATGGAGAATTTGGCCATCGGTGGTTACGAGAAGGACGGCCGCCATTACTACACATGGGATGAGGCGATGGAGGCCGCGAGGTCCGTCGGGAAGCGCTTGCCCACTCAGTATGAATGGGTGGCATTATGCGATTTAGGCTCGACATGGGACGACGAGTTAAAGGGCCGTTGGTTTGGGGGCAACCACGACTCGGATCACAAGGGCTCGTTATTCCTGCCTGCTGCGGGCCTCAGCTCTTCTAAGGGCCTCGGCTATCGCACAAAGATGATCGGTACGAGTACCAGCGGCTACTATTGGTCCTCGTCGCCGGGCTACGGAAGCAGCAACTACGCGGTCAACCTCTACTTCCGCTCGGGCTTCGTCTACCCGCCGGGCTACAGCAATCGCGCCTACGGCTTCAGCGTGCGTTGCGTTCGGGACAAAGAATAACAGATAGATTATGAGAGTTATAGTTACTTTTTCCGGCGGGAAAGACAGCCTTGCTGCTCTGTTGTGGACCCGCGAACATATCACCAAGAATTTCACGACGGTATTCTGCGATACTGGGTGGGAAGAACACCCACTAACCTACGAATACATCCATCGCATCGCCGACAAGCTGCATCTCGATCTGGTAACATTGAAGTCGAAGAAGTACGACGGGATGATAGATCTTGCACGGCAGAAAAAGCGATGGCCCTCGACGCGGGCGCGGTTCTGCACGATAGAACTCAAAACCAAACCGACGATCGATTACGTGCTGGACGATGTTCAGGACAATATGCTGATGATTCAGGGCATACGCGGAGCAGAATCCCCGGCACGAGCTAAGATGTCGAAACAATGCACATACTTCAAGTATTACTTCGAGCCATACGGTTTCGACAAAAACGGCAAGCCGAAAAAGCATACCTATCGAGGCAAGGATGTCCGAGCGTTCCGGGTACAGTTCGCCGACGATCTTTTGCGTCCCGTGTTCGACTGGGACGCCCAGCAGGTGATAGATTACATCCTCGCCGCCGGGTTGGAGCCGAACCCGCTTTATCGAATGGGTTATAAGCGTGTCGGCTGCTGGCCCTGCGTGATGTCGAATCAGCGGGACATCCTAAACATCGCCCGGCAGGCTCCGGAGCGGATCGATTACATTGCCAAGATTGAGCAGGAATTACAATGCGGCGACCGGTTGAGTTCTGAATTTTTCGGGCCGAACAAAATCCCCGCCCACGCGATCACCAGCGGGAACAAGTACCCCGACATCCGAGATGTCGTGCGCTACGTCCAATGGCAGAATGCGACGGGCTCCTTGTTCGATGACGACACGGCCACGAGTTGCATGAGTTATTACGGGTTGTGCGAATGATAAATGACAGCTTCATCCTCCAGTTATTAAGTAATTCTTAACAACTGAAACTTTAAAAAACATTAAACACTTTAAAGAATGAGCTATGAAAAACAAAATTAACATTGAAATCACACAAGACGGCTGGACGACAGACATTCTGTTTAATGG